GGCCACACATACTTGCCGCGGTTGTGCACCTCGGGCCAGTCCTCGGGGTATTTGTAGGGCAGGCGGTCGACGATGATGTCGGTGTTCTCCTCGAGCTTGAAATAGAACGAGTCGACATCGAAGGGGGTGCCCTGCCAGAGCTGCAGCGGGCGGGGGTGGAGGGCGGGCGACTCCATGGTGCGCCAGAGCTCCTGGGTGGCCTTGCGCCAGAGCTTGTCGCGCTCCGCCTCGGACACCGACCCCAGCCCCTCGAGGTCGTCGAACACCCCTTTGAAACGGCGGGACTTGAGCATCCCGTTGCGGTAGCCGGCGGCGATCACACTGGCGTTGCGGTTGCCGCGATCATCGCGCCCCACCACCCAGATCTCGTGCGCGCCCCACTTCTTGCCCGAGGCACGGGGGGGTTTGGCGCACCACGGGTAGTCCCTGATGAACTCGTCGTTGCCCTCCAGGAAGACCTGGATGTTGTAGAGCCAGGACCCCGCCTCATCATCGTTGACGCAGACGATGCCATGGGCCCCGTTGGGGTTCTCGGCCAGCGAGAGGATGGGGAAGGCGTAGTTGCCAAGGCTGCTCTTGCCGTGCTCGGTGGCCCGCAGCCGGCACATCCGGCCGGCGGTGGGGGAGGTCCCGGTGGCGGTGTAGCGATCCTCCACGAGCTCGTGCTTGATGCCGAACATTGTCTCGATGTCGCGGATCTGGTAGGGCATTGGATCCCAGCCCCAATACTGCCGGAGCATCTGCGGGATGCGGCGAGGGACGGTGCGCATGAGGTCCTCGGCGGTCTTGTCCCGGTACCTGATGATGGCGGGCAGCTGGTGCGCGGCGGAGGCGAGGGAGTGGCCCGAGACCCAGGGTTTGGCGGTGGTGAGCGAGGGTGGGGCCTTGAGCTCGGGGTGCTCGACAACGGTATCGAACAGCAGTCCGGCGCTCGCGATCTGCCTGGCGGTGGAGGCGCGCATTCCAAGCGTGAGTGTACGACCTCTTGACGTGGAGTTGACATGGTGTTAGTGTTCGCCCTGCTGGTGTTGGTCACACGAGACTGGCGTGAACCCCTGGTGCTTGACCCACCGGGGGTTCTTCTTTTGCCCGGGGGTTGACGCCGGCGCGGAGGAGGAGTAGTGTCCGCAATTGTGACCGACACAACTTCCCCACCCTCCCCTCCGCCTCTCCCTGACGTGGACGGCATTGTGAGCATGAGGGCCACCCTGCTCCAGCTTCTGGCGCGGCTTCAGGCTCGGCAGGCGGCCGTGGTCGTACTCCCCGCCCAACCCCAGCATCGCCGCTATCCACGCATCAAGTACGATGAGCCGTTCGAGTGAGGGTGGCAAAAGTGGCGGGCGTGCTGGTCACCGCGGTGGTGCTGCCCCTGTCCTTGATCGTGGCAGTGGTGGCGACGGTCGTGGTCGTCGTGGGCTTCCTGCTCCTGGTTGGCCTGTTCGGCGGGATGCCGTTCCAGTGATGCAGCACGATATGCGGACCTGCGAGAAGTGCGGGAAGCTGTACATCGCCGAGGATGCTGAACAACTCTTCTGCTGGCGCCACCGCTCGCCGGTGTTGAACTCCAGGATTGAGGCTGCTCGACGTTCGGCAATGGCGGCGGACCAGCGCGGGGACAAGGTCGCTCGCAAACACTACGAGGACTTGTTCGACGAACTGCGCCAGCGGGCCCGGCTGTGAGCCGCGGCCCCGGCGAGAGCCGACCCCTCACCGTCGACCTGCTCCGCGAGACCTTCGTGGACCTCGATACGCGGCATCGCGAGATCCAGGCTGAGCGCATGGCCGCCCTGCGCCAACTGCACGAGCTCTATGACATGGAGAAGGCGCCCGGCTGGGTGCAGATGCTCCTGCTGGGTGATGACGCCCCGGTTGTCGACCGGCGCCTGGCCGAGCGCGTCCACCAGGAGCTCGTCAAGTGCCTGCGCCAATGAGCACCTACCCCCGGGTCTGCTGTCTTCCTTGGTGCGAGAAGCGAAACCCCCCGGGCCGCGCCTACTGCTCGTACAACCACTATCTCGAGCGCAAGGCCAATGATGACCGCCTGTTCGCCAACGCCAGCAGAGTAGCCATCCCCCAGACCCCGCTCAAGAAGTCGCGCATCCGCCCGCTGCCCCGGACCCAACCAGAACCAGCCGGCCAGCCACAGATGGAAGCGCCCGACCACACAGATCTCCCCGTCTACACCTCGCGAAAGATCCCCCGGGATCTGCGCGTGGATGGAAGCGGCAACGTCATCATCGAATCAAATAACCCGTACGGCCCACTGAACCCGGGAACGACTGCCTAGCCGAACCACTCCTCGAAGCTCCTGCAATGGCGCAGCCGGGATTTGATCGGTGGAGGCGCTGGAGTTCACAACAAGGTGGAATTGGAGGAGCGAAAGCTCAAAGCCACCAAAGCCAGGCAGTAGATCCAAGTCAGGCCCGCATCGGTACAACCCGGAAACGGCCCGGCGATAGCCATACCTCCCACCAACGCAGCCGGGTCCGGGCTTCAATCGGGACGGGGAGGAGGACGGCCAGGACCAGGCAGTGGACCGCCACCACCGGGAGCGTCCCGCCCGCCGTAGTACCGCTCGCTATCACTCGCTGATCTACTGAGCAGAAAGCAACCCAATCACCAGAGACCACCAGCCCAGGTTCCACCACCCCAACAACCCCCACCCTGACCAGCCAGCCACAGCGCAAACTTTTCTGCGGGCATGCACATATATAGAGATGCGTGCGGTTTAAACCCTCTCCGGTGGCCCTGGGGGGCTGGAGGGCATGTAACAGCCGCGTTGATCTCACACTGTTACACGAAACGTCGCATCCTATACCTTTTGCGACGTTGTTTGATCTCAAGCCATCGTCGCTCTCATTGCACCCCATGTAACAGAGCCCCCCTCGCGTGCGCGTACATACCTACGTACACCCATAGAGGTCTGCATAGGCACCGTGGGACGCGACCGTCAGGGGTCCGCTGGGGCGCATGAGGCTTGCGCGCGGGAGTCCGGGAGGTCGCTAGTACGCTGGGAATATTGGGGGGTTGACAGGGGTTGACAAGGGTGTTAGTATCCTGCCTAGGTCCTAATTCCGGGATCTGAGTTCATGAGGTCAAGTCATGATCGAATGCGAGAACTGCGGTGAGATGTTCGCCGCTTCAGGGACGTTCGTCCCGCTGGTCTGCCAGCCGTGTTATGCCGCCGCTTTGACGGATGACGGAATGGATGACCATTTCTGCACTCCCAACGCGATCGAGTGCCCGATCTGCCATGGCGATGGTCGCGGCGAATGAGCGCGATGTTTACGTGGCCGAGCAAGCGTGACGGCTCGCAGTTCCATAAGCATCAGCTGACGGCTGGTGAATCCCGCACCCTTTGTGGCCAGCGCGTAGGCGATTGGCTGCGCGGTGAACTGGAGTCACCCGACGAGCGTTGCCCGAAGTGTGACGCGGCGGCCGAGAACATGGGCAAGCGCGAGGTCGAGCAGACCGCCCCGACGGCGATGATGCTTACCACGCGCTCGGCAATGCGCAAGGCCATGAGCCGCGCGGACTGGGCCCTGACCGCATGGTATGCGGCGGGCACCGATGCCGAGATCGTGGTGGCGGGCGCGAGGGTGCGCACCATGGCCGCCACCGTGGACGCGCTGTACGGCGAGTTTTCGGCGATGCTGGCGACCGCCGGCGAGCAGGTGGTGGCATGATGCGGCGGACCTGCGACAACTGCGCGCTGGGGTTCACCTGCCCACTGTGCGCCGAGCCACTGCCGATCGAGGTTGAGACCTGGGACGCCACCGCGCGCGGCGTGGGCGAGCTCCTGCGTGAGGCGCTGGCGGCTTCATCCTTCCGCCTCGAGCTCATGTCGGTCGAAGGATCCGAGGTGGACCAGCTGCCTATGTTCTGAACCACCTGCCAGCCTGAAACCTCGCCAGCCGTTCGAGTTGGGGCGAGGTCCGCCGGTATTGCCGGCGCTGATGATGGGCCAGATTCGTCCCACGAGGTAAAGCACAGTCATGACTAAGCAACAGATCAGGGACCGCGACGAAGCGCGCGTCAACCTGCGCGAGACCCTGAGCCCGGGCGACACCGTCTATACCGTCCTGCGCCACGTGAGCGCGTCGGGCATGTCCCGCGACATCGACCTGTACACCTTCAAGCCGGACGATCTGCCCGACCGGCCCCCCGTCAAATTCTGGCTGAGCTACCAGGCAGCGAAGGCCGGCGCCGGTGATTTCAACACCCGCAAGGACTGCATCCGCATGGGTGGCGCCGGGATGGACATGGGCTTCGCGCTGGCCTACAACCTCGGCCGCTGCCTGTTCCCTGACGGCTTCGCCTGCATCGGCGAGCGGTGCCCGAGCAATGACCACAGCAACCGCGGCAGCCGCGACAACAAGCAGCACAGCGACGGCGGCTATGCCCTTCGCCAGGAGTGGATATAACCGCGACTCAAGAGCGAAACCCGCTTCGGCGGGTCCGGCAGTTACGCTGCCGCTGATGAGCTCCAGCCCGAGCCCACATGAGGTCAAGAAACATGGACCTGTACACCCTGGCCACCGAGAAGGCCAAAGCGCTGGTAGAGGCGCAGGCCGCCTCTGCTGAGTACCGCTGCGTGATCCGCCTGAGCCGCTCACAGCACATCATCGACCGCTACGCCCGGGCCTGCTCCCGCGCCTGCGATACAGCCGCCCGCCTCGAAGACCGCTACCGCGCGGCTGTGGCGGCATGAAAGCCAATGTGATCATCGGCCAACAAGACCCCTATGCCGCGGACGCGCTCGATTATTCGCTGGATCGGCTGGCCGCTCACGTGAACATCCTCACGCCGCACTCACAGACCCCGCAGGAGTTCCGCGCCGGTCTCACCGCCGTTGAGATCTCCCTAACCATCATCAAACGCCAGTTCCGCGGGATCACGGCATGAACGACCAGCAGCGCAAGGTCGAGCGCGCCATGCTGGCGATGGTCCTCGGCGTCATGCTCGCCTGCGTCGCCACCCTGCTGTTCATCCTCGTGGTGACACGATGACCCCGTACGTTGCCCCCTACGCCGCCGGCGCCCCCGTCCTGATCGACGGGGGCCGCCCGGCCGCCTACGTGGCCCCTGAGACCCGCCAGCACTCCCGCGTGCGCCTGGTGTCCGGTACGCTCGCCGTGGTCCGCAACGACCGCCTCAGCGCCGCGGGCGAGGTTGCGGCTGCTCTCGGCTACGACCTTGCCGCCCGGGCCTCTGAGTATCGCCAAGGTACGCTGGCCCTGTGACTGCCACCACGGCCCCGGGCACGTATCCCGAGCTCATGGCCGCTGTGCGCGTCCTCACCGCCCGCTGCGATGGCGCGCGCTACCGCGACGATGCCGGCTGGAGCAAGTACGATGCCACCTTCGGCCGCTCCCTCGCCCGCCAGGCCGCCTGGTCCCCCAGGCAGGCCAGCGCCGCCCACCGCATGGTTCGCCACTACCGCCGCCAGCTGACCCGCATCGGCATCGAGTACGACGCCATCCCCGAGCCCGATCACGTCGACGTGGCCTATGATGCCCCTGCGGCGTCGGTGGCTACGGCCGAGCTCCCCGGCGTCGCCCCTTCGCTCACGGTCCAGTTCAACGGCGCCCTGTTCGCCCTCGCGTTCCCC